GCCTTCAACCTCGTAGTTCTTACGGAGAGGCTTGCGGCCCTGCTTATACTCCTTGACGGTCTGACGACGCTTCTGCGAGCCACCAGCACCATCCCAAGCAATAATAACTTGGTCTGGGCTTGACTCTCGCATGATCTTCTTCAAAGAGTTTAGAAAACCAACGGCACCACCAACAGGGTTGCCATTAGTAGAGATCATCCCATTTACAATGTAGTTTCGGATGAACATGTTAAGTGCATCAATTACCACGACTCGATTCATTTTACCCCCAAAATCTGTCTATAGTTTATAACATTCGATTGTTTGGTCATCAACAGAGTAGAACACCCTTTTGACACCGACATGACGAAGAACATCTTCGCACATAGGACAAGGCTTGGAAAGAAGAAGAGAACCCTTTTTACTGATCCTGACAACATAAATGTCTGAACCTCGGGTCTTGTCTCTCGCAACGCCAAGAATGGCGCCAAGTTCAGCATGGTGGGTTGCGTGTCCGCAGCCATGAGCCCGAAAACGCTGTGCCCACCTCTGAACCTTGTTTTGGTTTGCTGACCAGTTTAGGACGCTTCCGCCCTTTACCAAGATGGCGCCGTGCCTGTGGAGAGAATAGGTAGAACCCTCCGCAAGACGACGAGCCAGGTCAACATAGCGCCTATGGCGTCCCTTGATCTTCATACAAGAATGCCCCAACACTCTTATAGTAGCGTGTTGGGGCACCAAAGTCAAGCAGAACCTTTTATGATTCTTCGCCGTCTATGTCGTAAAACTCCTTGGCGTCGACTTCCTTCTTTTCAAAGCGGAGAATGACCTCTTCTTCCATGAGTTGGAAAACTCTTTCTCGGAAAGTGTCGTTGTTCAGCTTTTCCAACCAGTTAGCCGACTGGAACTTTTCGGTTTTTCCATCTGCGTAATGCAAAGTCCACCAAGCGCCGGCATTCGTGAGATGCTTGGAGCTTTTGATAGCCTCAAGCCACGATTCCTCGTCTTGGATTTTAACATCATCCCCGGCCCAAACGATCTTGAATGTGCATTCTCGACCGTCAGATCCGAAACGGGACTTCTTAATCTTCGCCTTTACCTCGGTGCCGACCCGGAAACCCTTGTCATCGTAAATAAAGCTTGACTTGCCTCTGCGGGCAGTTAGCCAGATGCGAAGGGAATAGGCATAAATGGCTGCCTTGCCACCTGGGGTGAAATACGGCTCTAACCTTGCTTCTGCAATGTTTGTGGTAATGTTCGTCTTCAACTGGTTTAGAATAAGAAGTGTGGACTGTGAATTAGCAATAGGGACGGTCAGTTTTGCGAAACCCTTTGACAAAATGCGTGGCTTGACAGCCATGCTTGAAAGCGGGTTGAAATCGCCCTCAATGTCGGTGTTAGAAGGCGTCATAGCCAGAGAGTCCCAAATAAACAACATTCGGTTCTCGTTTCCTGCTAGGAGTTCTTCAATTGTTTCCAAAACAAACTCGACTGACGATGCCTGAATGTAAAGTAGGTTTTCTACATCACATCCGGCATTTGCCAGGAACTCAGGGTCAATGGCTGACTCCGAGTCAAAATAGACGACATCAATGCCCATCTTCTGGGCGTTGCCTGCGATCTGGGCTGCCATGTAGGACTTACCAGAGGCTGAAAGACCGGCGATCTCTGAAATCTTTCCAACTGGAATGCCAGCATACTTTCCACGACAAATGATGGAGTTTAGCCAGCGTGAACCTGTTGGGATCCACTCTTTTACTTCTGTTGGGTTTGACCCACCCAAATCATGGGCAACTGTTATGCCTGCCTTCTTGTTGACGAGCTTTCGCATGTCAGCAATAGAAAGCTTACCTGCCTTTGCCTTTGTCCTCTTTGGCATTATCTCAATGCTCGTGGTTGTCTGTCATAATGTTGTTAGCCTCGCCAAAAGTGTCATCATCAACATTTGGCTCTGCGACAACCTCGATCGTCTCGATGTCGTTTGCAACATCTGCCTCCGTGTTTGCAACCTCGTTTACGGTTGGTTCTGTGTTAACAAATAGCATGCTTGCGATGCCAGCAAAGATTGCGATGACTGCAACCGAGATAAAAGCAACATTCCTGTTGCTAAAGTTATTTGTGTTTTCTGTCATAGTTCCTCCTAAAAAAATGCGGGGCATCTGTAACCCATGCCCCCCTGCGGTTGATTCAGGACTTAGGTGGCTGAAGAAGCGCCAGTGTCCGCGCTGCCAGTGTCACCTGTCTCACCAGTGGTGCCTGTGGGGACCGTGGTGGGGGGAGTTGTTGGAGGAGTCGTGGTCTCCGTTGGCTCCGTGGTGGTTGTCTCTGAACCGGTGTCGCCACTGTCGTCCTTGTCTGGGTTGCAGCCAAGAAGCAGGAATGCTCCCATCGTGGAAACACATAAGCGACCAAATAGATTACTGAACATGAATGAATTTCTCCTTTTTATGCACTCATCAAGTCATTAAAAGCGCTGTCAACGCTTGAAGTGGTGTTGTTACTGTCGTACTTTACAACATCGTCACCTGCCGAATCCTCGCCAGCAAGCCACTCATCAAGCATAACCTGAATCTCCTGTGGAGTCTTCCGTGGGAAAAGCTCATCGAAGTTAGGAATGTTGTCGAGCAACTCTGCGCATCGGTCGGGGCCGCCAACTGCATCATCGCAGAGAGGGCTTGAACGACGGCGGGGAGTGATACCGGTCTGTGGGAACTGGGCCCCAGGCGGCTTTCCGTAGGTGATAACGAGGTCAGTCCCCGTCTCAACATCGGTAATGTCGCCGTACTCTGGGTTAAGAACAAGCTGAAGAAGCTGCTCATAAGCGCGCTTTCCAAAGCCCCAGATGCGGACACCCTTCTCCTCCTCGCCTCGGACGAGGACAGGAGCAAAGAAACGCTGCTTTGCCATGAGATCCTTAGCCTGCTTGATGCTGCCCTCGTCACCTGCCTGGAAAAGCTGACGAACAAAGTCGTTTAGTGGGTCGTCAATGCCAAAGTTGCGCTTCGGACTTAGGAAACCAGGGTTCTTGCCCAGGTTATAGTGGAACCAAAACTCCTTGAACGGATCGCCGTCAGGGGTTGGAACGATTCGGATGGTCTGCTCACCATCCTCGGGGCGCCAGAAAGGTGACTCCTTCTTGCCCTTGTTGTGAAGTGCGTCAAGCTTTGCACGCATCTTGTCTAGATTGATACCCATTTTATTTTCTCCTGTTTAGATGGTTAAAGAAAGGCCGGCAAATGTCCCAGCCCTACTGGTTCTGTATCATTGGACTGTGGATCAAAAGGTATCCGTAGTCCGTCTCGTAGTTAGTAGGAAAAACACCATAGGAAACTGTCTTTGTTTCATCGGTGATCTTTCCTGTCATTTGTGAAACGATGGTCTTGTGTAAAGAGCCATCCTCTCGCAACCTCTTGTTCCCTACACAATAAATGTAGCATGCTTCCCGTGCGTTGTCAAGCGAAAAGAATAACTTTTCTTCGTCCTTTTCGAAGTCATAAATCCCAACTGTTGAGATTCGGCGGGTTTCTCCTGGTTCTTCTAGCCCGCCCATGACTGGTTCTTGGTTCTTGCACACATTTATCATATGGAGTGTTGAAACGATAACCTCGTTCAACTTGTCATAATAGCCGATGATCGGAACTTCGCCGATAACGGCCTCAACTGCATTGTTTGAAATAAGGTAAATGCGTTCTATCGCGCCTGACCTTGCGTATTGCTGGAGCACATTAAATGTTACGCGCTCGTGCCTCTTCTTGCGCTCGCTTAGGAGCGAACGGTCAGGCTGGATGTAAACGACGCTTATCCTCTTTTTGTCCCTTATCGCTTCCATCACTCGGAGCGACATTGCTGAGATGTCTCCCGAGCCACCTATAACAATATAGCATGCTCCTTCGGCTGAGTCAAGGAATTTCTTTAGGTCAGGTGCATTTTGTTCATACTGCTCTGGCCCTTGCTGCTTCTCTATAGTATAGTTGTTCTCGCCTCGCCTGTCAAGGTCAATGTAGAAAGTTTTATACTGCGGGTATTTCGAGAAACACTCCGCAATAGCACAGCCAGCCTTTCCAAGACCAATGATGTTCACAGGTTGATCTCCTTCATCTCGCCAAAGTTAAAGCCGGCGCGGACATTGACAAGGAACTTGCCGAGATCAGTGTCGCTGAAAACCTTTAGCAACTCTGGGATCTTATGTCTCTCGCCTTCCTTCATGTCAAGGACAATGCTGTCGTGGATAATGAAAGCAATAAAACTTTCCAAGCCCTCCATCGCCTTGTTTACCTTGATAGCCTGGCGGAGAACAAGGTCAGCAGTGGTGCTTTGGACGATGTAGTTTAGCGCATGAGAACGATCAGCAGGAATAGTCCGGCCAAAGATCGTCTTTACCTCGCCGTTGTTCCAAAACTTGGAGCGAACAGCATCGCGATCATAAACAGCCGCAAACCTTTCATTTGTTTTGTTCTCATCGTAGAGCCACGAGAGCAGCCCCAGTTTGGCCTCTCCGCGCGTCGTGCCCTTGTTAAATAGATTGCGCGCATTCCACTCGTGGATGTCTTCTAGGGGTGGCGTAGAGCCTCCCAGGGCCATTAGCGTCCGCAGTTCCGCAGCGTTGAAGTCCAGTTCAACGAACCAGTCGTTGGTTGGCTGGACAATGTGGCGAAAGTCCTTGTTCAACGTCATGATCGGGAAGGTGTTTGGCTCGCCAGCAAGACGACCGGTGACCGTTCCGTTGATGCGATAGTGACAATAGGGCGTCACAGAGCCCAGACGAGCGTTTAGGTGCTTGCCGGTGTCCGTAATACGCAGCCTGTTGAGTGCAGACTGGTCAATGTTGACCTTTTGACGGCGGATCTTTGTCAAAACCTTCGTAAGATCGGCCAAAAAGTCATAGTTAGCAGGTCTTTCGTAGTTTTCGAAGACATGCTGGGTGATTTGGTTCTTCAACTTGCAATAATCCTTGAGAAAAGTGGTTGGAACGAGGTCAAAAAAGCAATTTTCGTTCAAATCGACCTTACCAAGGACGAAAGAACGGTAAAATGCCTTTAGTTTTGCCTCAACCTCTAGCCACCTATCGATGAGGTGAGGTGGGCAAACGTCAGCAAGAGACTGATTGGGAGCATAAAGACTAGCATACTCCACATCAAGGTCTCCAAGAAACTCAGCGTACTTCCACGTCCTCTGTAGTTCGTCTGGTAGTTCTTCAAAGTATAGCCCTCCGTCTTTGTAGACTCCGACACACTCGCCCTTGTCGTCGAGTGCTTGAAAATACATGACTCCTCCAAGTCTGTTCAGTATATCACAAAGTTCGATGCCTGGACACTTCTTTTTACTGTCTCGGCAACATCAGCTTCGTCGCCTAGTCCCTGGCGGGCGAAGTCCAAACGGGTTGCATCGTAGAACAGCGAACCTTCGAAGTGCTGCACGTTGTCGAACTTACTTATAATGTAGCGCATCGCTGAAGGTCTGTCAAGTCTTTTCACAATGTTTTCTGCGTTCTTTGAAATCTGCTGAATCTGGGCTTCGCTGTAATCCAGCCCTGTTTCAATGTTACGGATCCTGGCGTATTTGTCAAGCCAAAAACCATCTGGGTAGGCACTTGGTATTCTTCTTGGGTCAACTTGGCGCCTTCTAATTGTTTTTCCTTGCTTGGAGCACATATTGAATGTTGATCTTCCGCCGGTACCAACTGTTGGGCCTGACTCTTTGATTACAGTTTTGCGACGATGTTGTGCCACCCTGTTGTAAAACTGAACCATTAGGTCTATAATGGAAGGAATGTCGTCTCCATAGGTTTGGGTGTAAGCCACAGCAAGAACATAGTTCGATCCACCGGCAAAGCCAAATGCTTTCTCTATGTAGGGCGTCATTTGCGGAGAGTTCAGATCTGCCACAAGACGCCAGGGAATGTTTTTGTCGATCACGAAGCCATAACGAGATGCGAGGTTCTTGAAATACTGGAAGTTCTTTTGCCTGTAATAAGCATCGATCTTGTATTGATCTTCGCTGTAAGGAGCATCATCC